AGAGGAAAAGCTAAAGGCTGACCTAGCAAGGGCTGAATATAACAGGGTCAAGACCAAGATGAGAGCCTTGTCAGACCAAGCAACCATGATGGCTGTAATCAGCAAGAATGTCGAACTTCAATGGAGAAACGCCTAGCTGGTAGCCTAAGCAGGTGATAGCCGAATCCTGCTCTTGTGGTGCAAAGATAAAGACTGACGATGCTCAGGCCATCAAGCTTGTCCGAGAGTGGCGGCGTAGGCACACCTGTATAACCGACAACACCGACAACACCGACATTGTTGAGGCTGTTAATGGTGGTATGGCAGACACCACAATCGCTTTAGGATTCCAACCTGGTGAGATGCCAGCCAAGATTTATGATCCGTTTGATGACTAAGAAGCAGTTTGAGAAGTACCTAGAGCGCGACAGAGGTTGCTGGCATTGTGGCACTCAAGGCGATGACTTGATTCCACATCACCGGCTCAATCGAGGCATGGGCAGTAAGAACCGACTAGCTAATCAGCCGAGCAACATTATCGCGCTATGCGCTGAGGCTAACGGCTTGCTAGAGAGTAACGCTGCCTTTGCCGAGCTAGGTCGCAAGCTGGGCTGGAAGCTAAGGAACCATGAAAGGCCTACTGAAGTTCCTATCTTTGGGCATGGTGGCTGGTGGCTACTAAATGACGACTTTACAAAAGACTTGCTGGAATCCGACCCTGAAATGTATTAGGTGGTACAGTCCAAACAAGGGGCTGGATTAGACTCGACTATCAGTAAAGCCGATGAGGAATCTGACTAGGACTCGGGTGCAACTCCCGACAGCTCCACGCTAGAGTACCTTTCTAGTGCTAAGGTAAAAACATAACTGAATAAAAAAGATGCCGCCTAAGGATCGGAACCCCTAGACGGCGTTGATAACCAACAAGTATGCTGTTGGCATCATTACTAAGTGTAGTGTGCCAACCTAAATAGGAAGGCACATTTAGTGTTTAACTGGGACAATCTAACTCTCGCAGAGATTCTGCCGCACTACGGCGACAACATATTCATGGCTGAGATGGACTACAAAGCCTACGGCCTAGATGCCGGTGACTGGGCGATGCTAATCAAAGAAGCCTATGAGTCAAAGCTAATCAACCCAACTGTGATGATGGTCATGCTCGACAGAGCAAGTGTCGCATGAGTGGCGTTTACAAAATCTACCGACATGACTCACAGCCCTTTGCGCAAGTCCCGAATAGTGCAATCAGAGATCCACAGATAAGCCCTAACGCTTTTAGGCTGCTCGCTTACTTGATGAGCCACAAAGAAGGCTATGAGCTTACCTATGGTCAGATTGAGCGACAGACAACACTTGGCAGGTACGCAATCAATGAAGCTATCAAGGTGCTGACCGACAAGGGCTGGCTAAAGACTGAAAGAACCAAGAAAGACAACGGCCAGTTTGGACCGACATCGTTTCACATTCTTGACCCAGAGGCGGTTGATTCCGTAGCGGATGACTCCAGCGCGGGTCATTCCACTATGGAACAGCCAACGGACATTAAGAATACTAATTACTTAGAGAAGACTAAAGATAAAGAAAAACACTTAGAGGTGTTTGATGAGTTTTGGAAACTTTACCCAAAAAAGGTAGCCAAAGCTGATGCTCTAAAGGCCTGGAACAAAGCAATCAAAACCAAAACCGCTGAGAGGTTATTGGAGCTGACCAAAGCCTACGCTGAGGGAAAGTTGCCAGAGGATAAATACATTCCCTACCCTGCCTCATGGCTAAACAAAGAACTCTATGAGAGTGTTGAACTCGCTGAAGCCAAACCATTGCCTAAGCTATTCATCGGGAGAGTCAAGTGACACAATTTGAGCAGTCAGTAATCGGGTCAATCCTGCTGACTAACGGCAAGGCACTAGAGGAACTAACTCTTAGTCCATCCGACTTTGACGATCTCCAAAATGAGCGCATTTACAAAACCCTGCTAGAGATGAAGGCAGGTCGCCAGCCGATTGATGTGATGACAGTCGGTGCAGCTCTACCAAAGCTTGCCAGCTATCTCCATGACATCGTTACGGCAACCCCAACAGCGGCATCAGTCAAGTTTTATGCCAGCAAGGTAATCGAGGAAGCCACTCGGCGCAGACTAGCTATCACCGGCACAATGATTCACAGCAAAGCCCAGCATGAGGATTTGGCAACAGTTTTTGACACAGCCAAGAAGGAGATTGATGACCTTATAGATCGCAACTCAGCAGTTCGACCAAGCTATGTTGCCGATGAGCTATTGCCCTACATGGATGAGATAGACAAGCCAAAGCATTACCCAGAAAGCCCTTGGCAGTTACTCAATGACATCATCACCGGATTCCGACCAGGCGCGCTATACATAATCGGAGCAAGACCAGGCGTGGGTAAGACCATCGTTGGCTTGCAGATTGCTTGGGAGCTATCAAAGCAAGGACCTGTATCTTTTCACAGCCTTGAGATGGGCAAGACTGAGCTGTATAACCGAATCATCTCCAGCCAAGCTGAAGTGCCACTAAGTGCTATAGAGAAGGGCAACCTACAAGAGTGGATGTGGGAAAGAATCCTAAAGGTAAGAACTGAGATACAAGAACACCGATTGGCTATCCATGATAAGTCAGGTCAAAACCTGTTACAGATACGAGCATCGGCAAACAGCGTAAAGGGCAACGGCCAGCTTGAGGCAATAGTTGTTGACTACCTTGGCTTGATTCAAGACACCGAAAAGGGTCGCAAGCGTTACGAGATGATTACCGACATCTCAATCGGCCTCAAGAACCTAGCTAGAGATTTGAATGTTCCGGTCATCGCACTAGCCCAGCTCAACCGAGGCCCAGAGCAGCGCAAAGATTCCGAGCCTGACATGGCCGACCTTAGAGATTCAGGTGGCATTGAGCAGGATGCCGATGTTGTTATCTTGCTTCACCGCAAGTCAGTTGATGAGGATCAGTTTGAATGGCAAAAGAGCCAGATGATAATGAAGGTGGCAAAGAATCGGCATGGTGGACTTGGAGAAGTCGCGCTCAGGTTCGAGGGTCACCTTTCCAGAGTGATTGGATAGGCTTATGGTGTGGATGACAATGTGGCCTTATGCTGCCGATGTGGAGCAACCTGGAAGGTCAACACGCATAAGCGCAAGCGCAAAGACCTCAAGTGCCAATCCTGTCGGATGCACCGAGCCTTGGTCATCAAGTATGGATCAGAGAAGTGCATACCTTGGCAGGGTGACTTTGACAAGGCAACCCTCACCATCCCAATCTTTGACGGCAAGCCAGTCCTACCTGGCATTAGGTCTTGTGGACACCTTGACTGCACCAATCCCAACCATGTCATAGGCAGCCACTAGAGTAAAACAACAAATCGAAAGGAAATAAAGAGATGGCAATAATCAAGGTAAAGGGAACTATCAGCCGAGTATTCTACGAAGGCAAAGGCATTGAGGTAGTCGAGTCCTATGAAACCAAAACAGGCGACACGATCAACAAGCGTTACACAGTCTGGCTAAAGCAGCCAACCACGCTTGACGCTGGTGACACAGTTTCAGTTGAGGGGCTATACAGCTCAGAGATTGACAACTGGACTAACAAAGAGGGCGAAGCAAAGCAGTCCATCAAGGTCAGCATTAACAACCCTCAAGTAGTTCCAGCCGAGCCACTAAGCATCATCAAGGGAATCTTTGAGCCGACTCACAGCGAGCCAAGTCCCTTTTGACAAATCTCCGATGGCTAGTCCCTGCCCTCACCGCCGGCATACTACTGAACCTATCGCTTCAAGAAACTAGCGTTCTTGATGGCGTGGGACTAGCTCTCGGTTTGTTTTACAGTTGGGCTGCCATACTTGGAGCATGGGAATTGTATGGCCGAGGTAAGCCTTAGCGTTACAGGCAACCCTGCCAGCCAAGGATCACACGCCATAATCTATGGCCGAATAGTCCAGGTCAACAGCTCCAAGCACAAGGCATGGCGTAAGGCCATAGTCCAAGAAGCAATCGCTACCCTGCCAGATGACTGGACACCAATAGATGAGCCATGTGAGCTGATAGTGGCCTTCTACCTACCCAAGCCCAAGACAGTAGATCGCCAGCTACCCAGCGTTTCACCTGACCTAGACAAGCTCATCCGCGCAGTAGGCGATTCTTTGACCGAT